GAAGGTGCTACACGAGAAGATACTACAGTTAAAAAACGTAAGGCTATTGAAGCTTACTTAAAAACTAAATTAAAAGAATCTAAGTTTAGAGAAGAAGTAAGTTTACTTGTTTATGATTATATTGACTATGGTAATGCTTTTGGAGAAGTTCATTATGTAAATGATTCTCATGAAGATCCTATAACAAAAGAAACAGTAACTACATATAATGGACCTAAACTAAAACGTATATCTCCATTTGATCTTGTATTTAATCCTACAGCTAGTTCTTTTGCTAAGTCACCTAAGTTTACTAGATATGTTAAATCTATAGGTGAACTAAAATCAGAATTAGATACTAGACCAGATTTACAATATAAGAAATCAGCTTTTGATAAAGCAATAGATATAAGAAACTCTATATCAATGTTTAGAGTAGAAGATGTTAACAAAGCTGCAGCGTTTATAGCAGATGGCTTTGGTACATTACAAGAGTATTATCAATCTGGCATGGTAGAAGTATTAGAATTTGAAGGAGACTTCTATGACAAAGATGAAGAAAAACTATATAAAAATAGAATCATTACTATTATTGATAGAGCTTACATAATACGAAATATAGAAAATCCTAGTTACATAGGACAAGATACAAAAGCTCATGTAGCTTGGAGAAAACGACCTGATAATTTATATGGTATGGGTCCTCTAGATAATCTAGTAGGTATGCAATATCGTATTGACCATCTAGAAAATGCTAAAGCAGATGCAATGGATTTAACTATACATCCACCTATGGTAATTAAAGGAGAAGTTGATCCATTTACATGGGGACCAGAGACAACAATACATCTACAAGAGGATGGAGATATACAAATGTTACCTCCTAATCCTGCAGCATTTCAAGTTAATAATGAACTTCAAGCATTAATGAATACTATGGAAGAGATGGCTGGTGCTCCTAAAGAAGCTATGGGTATTAGATCTCCTGGAGAGAAAACAGCATTTGAAGTACAATCATTACAGAATGCTGCTGGTAGAATCTTTCAAAATAAAGTTAATCAATTTGAGATAGAGTTCCTAGAACCAATTCTTAATATGATGTTAGAAACAGCAAAACGTAATCTTAACTTACCTGAGTTAGCAAAAGTATATGATGATGACTTTGGTGTACAAGATTTTTTATCTATAACTAAAGAAGACTTAACAGCAAGAGGTAAAATTAGACCTGTAGGAGCAAGACATTATGCAGCAAGAGCTCAACTTCTACAGAATATACTTGGAGTATTTAACAGTCCTATTGGACAAATGATAGCTCCACATATATCACCTAAATTATTAGCAGGAATGGTAGAAGAATATATGGGTTTTGATAAGTTTGGATTTATTAAAGATAATGCAGCATTATTTGAAGCTGCCGAACAAGAAAAACTTAAGATGCAAATTCAACAAAATTTACAATCTCAACAAGCAGGACCTTCTATAGAAGAAAATATGCTTGACCAACAAATAGATCAAGCAGAACAACCTATAGAACCTGAGATGTAATAAACTAAGTCAAGGGATTTACTTGACTTTTAACGTAAAATATGGTATAATGTTAGTATGGATTTAAAAAGTGAAAAAGGTAAAGCCTTAACAAAGAAACAAGTATTTGAAGAGTTACGTTTATATCTTAATGAACAAGTAGAAATATCAAATAGAAAGTGTATGGATGAAGAGAATTTTAAACTTCCTGCTTTTAATGAGTATCAAGCTTATCAAAGAGGTATCCAAAAAGCTTTAACAAAACTATACAATTTATTACCTTGACCAAAGGAGAAGTAACATGGTAGACGAAGTAAAATCAGAAACATTGAAACACCTGTAGAGCAGAGTACCAACGAAGCTGTACAACAAGATACTGCACCAAAGACATTTGAAATTCCGACAGAAGTTCAAGAGTTAGTTGGTGAAGGAAAAAAGTACCAGAGTACAGAAGATGCTTTAAAATCTGTTCCTCATGCACAAAAGCATATTGAGACCTTAGAGTCTGAACTTGCTCAAGTACGAGAAGAACTAACTAAACGTCAAACTACTCAGGAACTTATAGATGAATTAAAGTCTGGAGTTCAACCTGCAGCTGCGACACAGCAATCAGGAGAGCTTAATCAAGATAACATTATGGATCTTGTAAATCAAACTTTAGGTATTAGAGAACAACAAGCAGTAGCTAAAACTAATGCTGACCAAGTAGCTCAACAGTTTACTAACCAATATGGTGACCAAGCTGAAGCAACTTATAACTCTATTGCTAAAGATTTAGGTTTATCAGTTCCACAACTAAATGAGCTTGCAGCAAAAAGTCCAAAAGTTGTATTAAAAGCAGCAGGGTTGGAAACAACTACTGCACCAGTAGCTAAATCTACTGGATCTATTAATACAGAAGCTTTAAATAATCAAAATAAATCTGTTGATCTATCTGCAAGGGTAGAAAGTGGGTCTACTAAAGATTTATTAAAAGCGTGGGGCAATGCTAAAGCTAAAGTAAATCAACAGTCTTAGGAGACTTAAATGGCACAACTGACAAGTAATACAGCTGCTTTCATCGAATCGCAGCAATATTCTCAGTTTATTCTTGATAACTTACATGACTACCTTCTTCCAGAAGGGATGTATCGTGATGTAACAGACTTCGGTTCAGGTACAACACTAAACATTAAAACAGTTGGTACTGTAACACTTCAAGATGCAGCAGAGGATGTGCCTCTGAACTTTACTAACATTGACACAGGTACTATTACTTTAGGTATTACTGAATATATCGGTGATGCTTATAAAGTATCTGATGATCTTCGTGAAGATGGTTCACAGGTAGATACACTCATGGCAATGAGAGCTATGGAATCAACACGTGCTCTTGGTGAAAACCATGAGACAAAATTCTTATCAACAGCAAATGCTGGTCAAACTGCAGCTAACTTAAACTTAGTTAATGCTAGACCACATCGTTTTGTTGCAGGCGGAACTGGAGCAGCAACCAGACATATGGTTCTTGCTGATTTCGTAGCAATGAAACTTTCATTTGACAAAGCTAATTCACCTGCTTCAGGTCGTATTGCTATTGTTGATCCAATCGTTGAAGCATCATTAAACAATTTAATTTCTAGTACAAATGTAATTAATAATACTCCGCAATTCCAAGGTATTGTTAATGAAGGTTTTGCAAAAGACCATCGTTTTGTTAGAAATATTATGGGTTTTGATGTATACACATCTAACTTCCTACCATCACTTACAGCTGCAGAAGCTATTGACGGTTCAACCGTTGGTGTTGCTGATGATACAGGTGAAATTGGTGACAAAGCTAACATCTTCATGTGCGTAGCAGATGATTCATGTAAGCCTGTTATGCATGCATGGAGACGTGCACCGCAAGTAGAAGGTTGGAGATCTGAAGTAGAAAGAGCTGATAAGTACCAAGTTACTTCTCGCTTTGGATTTGGTGTTCAACGTTAGACACATTGGGTGTTATCATAACAGATGACTCAACTTACTAGGAGATTATAATGGGATATGAAATTGGACCAAAAAGAGGCGTAGCCAACCATTATGGACCTCGTGAGACTGACAACCAGTTTGGTGGTCAAGACAACACAAATGGCAAAGTAAAATCTGTTAGTTATGATTTTGATTTTGATAAGTTACCTGCACAAGGTGCTAGTAATTTAGAGTATCAACTTCCAGCTAACACTGTAATTGTATCAGCACATCTAGTAGTTAAAGAGGCATTTACCTCTGCTTCTACTCATACTATGTTTGTAGGTTTAACTACTACAGCAGGTGCTGTTGTTGATGCAGATGGTTTGATTGCAGCAGCACAAGCAACAAACGCATTAATTACAACTAAAGGTAGTTATATTAAAGGTGCAGGAGCTCTTGTTGATAAAACAATTGGTACTGCAGCTTGTGAAGTAACAGTAGCTTCTTCTCACGCCTTAACAGGTGGTAAGGGTAAAGTTATTATTCATTACATTTATAACTAAGTAATACCTCGGTGAGCCCTTCGGGGCTTACCCCTAATTTAACACAGGAAATACTATGACAATACAACATAATCTTATTACAGGCTCTGATTTACATGAACCTAAAGGGGTAGCAGCAGCTGGTGCAAATCAAGTTTATGTTGCAAATGGTTCAGGTTCTGGTGCTTGGTCTACAGTAGCAAGTGGAAGCCTGAATACACCAAGAGGTAAATTTTATTTTTATAATCTTGGATCACCCTATACACTAAGTTATGGTGGAGCTACACAAAAAGTAGCACCTACTACTGTAGCTAGTGGTTTAAACAATTTAGTTACTGAAGCTACAAGTGCAAGATTAACTTATACAGGTACACCTACAGTAGTTCTTAAAGTAGATTTTGA